CAACTCTTGAAATGATAGCCTTTGCAGTTGGATTATCAATTGATCCCTGAAGTAAAGTAGTTTCTCCAAGAAATCTTGGATTTCCTTCAATTGCCTCTACAACTACAATATCCGAAAGTGAAAAATCAGCACTTGATGCTTGAATTGTACTATCAAATGGTTTTAGAACTTCAATAAATTTTCCAAAGAGGACACTGAAAAGAATCTTTAACGAAGTGTCAGTTCCCTTTGAACTATAGAAATCTCTTGCTCTTGAGAGAATGTTGTCAATATTAACTTCTTGAAACTGTCTTTCTTCGATTCCTGGTAAAAATATTTTCTTATACTTACTAAAAAATTCTGCTAAAAATACTAAACCAAGATTAGTAAGAGTTGTTCCTTCTTCATGAAATGAAGACAGACTAGTATTAAAGTTTAAATACTCTCCACTAACATCATCAATACCAGAAAAACCTCTAACACATCCAGTAAATGCAAAACTAGTGGCAGTAGGCAGTGTTGCTCCTAATGGATTCGTTTCGTCTAGATCGAATACATCATCAAGACCATTTGGGTCATCTGAAATTGTAATAGTGTTTGAATCTATAACTTCAGTGACATAATAAACTTTACCAGCAACAACATTCGCAAATGAAGTATCAAAAATGATAGTCTGCGTTCTAAATGAATCCAAACCGACAGTAGATGTCAATTTGATGGTATTAGCAGTTGGATCGACTAAAGTAACCTTTTGGGCAAAAGATGTTTTACCAGTATATGTAAAAATCTCATTATCAATTTTTACAAGTCCATTTTTTTCTAAAAATCCCAAATGATTATCAACTTCAATGACATCTTCATCGTTTCCAATGAATCTAGTCAGTTTTGGAGCAGTTGCAGTAAATTTGAGATTTACATAACTATCAATATTCTTTAATCTTTCAATATTTTCAGCAAGAAAAATTGTTCCGTACTCATGTTCCTGAGACAGATAGTATTGCTCTAAAAAGTCTTTAAAAAGCGGATTGTCATCTAAAATAAATTCTGGAAGTTGACTTTCCAGAATATTGGAGATTTTTACTTTACTATCTGACATTTCTTATCGAGTAAATTTCGTGCTGCTAGTGTAACTTGAAGGAGGAATGTAATTTGAACCGGATCTACTTGATCCTGAAGTAATCAAATCTTCTTTAAGTGTTAAAACACTCTTTCCTGTAGTATCTAGGATGATATAAAGGTTCTCTTTTGCAACGATATCATTTGATTCAGGTGAGACCCCAATTTCAATACGATTATCAAGAACTGTAGATGAAATATTGACTGGGAAAAGAATAATCTCACCTTTTACATAATCAACAGTTCCTGCGTCTTGGATAACAGTTTGAATCTCATTATTTTCATTAAATCTGATAAATGATATCGATCCAGTCTTTGGTGCCACTTGTGCTGGTCTTCCAGGAATAGTGATATTGGTATCAGGAACATCAGTCAAGAAAAGAGTTCCATCAATACCAGAAACTGTAAATCCAGATGACCTAATATTGAATCCTTCCACTTCGGCATGGAAAGCATTTGCATAACAGAGTTCATAATTAGCAAGAACGTCATACGCAGGAACCAAATTTCTCCTTATTACAAGATTAGTAATATTTGAAGTAATTCCAGCATCAACATTGTCAATTTGACGGAGAAGTTTACTATATTTCAGTCTTCCACCAAAAGAGTTAATGTCAGTTGACCTGGAATAGTTAACAATTGCGTTTTGAACTCTACTAAACAAATCTTCAGTGTTTGTAACAGTTCCTGGGTCATATGAGACTGTGCTATCATACTCTACATACAGATATTTCAGGTCTAAGAACTCTTGTCGAATACCAGCAATGGTGTATTCCTTCAATTTGTTCTTGATAGTGTTCTTTGCCACGTCGGAGAGAAAATCACCATTCTTGGGTTTAATTGTGATGAAGACTTTACCGTATTCTGGGGGATCTAACTCTTCACCACCATACGCAGAAACTGATTCAACGTTAGGATACAGAAAAGGAATCAAACTACTGTAATCATTGGCAGTAACCGCTCTGTATTGCGATGCGTAGACCCTAGGAGCGAGGTATTTGATGGTATCAATACTTTCTATGTCATCACCGCTTTCTGCCGCTTGTAGGGTCGTTATAGCGGAGATGTTATTTGTTACATTTTTGTCTTTTCCTTCACTTCTGGCAACTAGTTGACCAGAAAATGTGAAGTTGGTTGCACCATTTGCTGCTTCACCATTTGTTTCGATATAAGTAACCTCGACCGTGCTTCCATTTGCAGGTCTTTTGCCTAAAATGTTATCTCCGAAGAGAATTTGGTATCTTTCATCCGAAATTTCCTGAACAAGATACAAACGAGTATCAGCATCGACATTAAAAATGTTTGTATATGGCGTATATTCCTCTATCGCAGTTCCAACCGTCTGAACACGGATGCTAGAGGTGTCAATATTCGCATTTGGTAGGATATATTTCTGATCTGGTTGAGAATCATCAATTAAAAAGGTCTTTTTCAGTAAATTACCTTCAAAAATTTCAATATTACTGAATGTTACCACTCCTGAGGAGTTAGGAGTTGCTGTAATATCTTCTGGAATCGAAAAAATGTAGTTTGAGTTCTCAGCGCCACCCAATGCAACCACACCTTTCTTCAATGTGGCCGATCTAGCGTTGACTTGGGCACTAAAAGTGATTCTTGCAGTTGCTGCCTTCTTCGATCTGGGGACATATCCGATATTTCTTGCTAAAGATACGACATTCTCTCTCAATGTCGCACTATCAATGAACGATTCGTTCACTGCCATGTTAGTGTTATAGGCAGTAACGTATGAATTATATGCTAACGTGTCGATTAGGATCGCAAAGTTGGATCCTTCAAAGTCAAAGTCCGTAAAGTTACTGTTCGACCTCAGATAATCCTTTATCTGCTCTCGTATATCATTAAAATCGAGATTGGTAAACTGATTGAATGCCATTATACCCTAGAAGGTTGTAAGATAAACTCTATATTCTGTGTAGGAAGTGGTAATCCAACAATGTCATACTCAATTTGAATGAATAATTCGTTAGAATCGTTCTGACATTCGGTATAAACGTTAGTCAGTTCGATCCTAGGTTCATAATTCTTCAATAATGCAATAATTTCTTCCCTTAATACATCATTATCAAATGTATCTAATTCAAAAAGTGAATCACCAACAGATGTTCCCAAAATATCATTAAAAAATCTCTCTCCAAGTCTGGTTCGGACGAGATTTATAACAGATTTTTTGATTGCATCCTCATTTTTGAGGATTGTTACGTCGTTCGTTATGGGATGACGCTTAAAAGATAGACTGATATCCCTAAAACTACGTGAACGCTTTACCGCCATCTGTTTTGATACACTTCAACATACTATCTATAATGGTTAGTAACGATTTGGAATTGAATCGTAAGGTGATTCTTCCGAAAGCACTTGTTTTTTACCACTATTGATGGGTTTTGCCTCATCATTCAGCACTTCTTTCAACTCAACAGGAGTATCTTGGGGTGCTTCTCCGGGGAGTGACCAATGATCTGTAACCAAATGGGTTGTTCCCCACATTTTCTTCATATATTCAGTGTCCCTATCAACTGGTGAATTACCCATTTTCCTCCTTTAGTTCTTTTTTAGTATTTATTTCTTGGTGTATGGTATCGAAGTCCTCTTCAAGAACTTCTTTTAGATAATCTTGATCATAATTGTCATAATAATTTGTTTTGGCAAGTTTTTTTCTTGCTTCCAGAAGATCTTTTCTTGGTTGTGCTAGAACTAAGTTATATTTTCCATTATTTGATTGAATACCATTGATAAAAGTATCTTCATTTCTAGCATCAGAAAGAAATTTGTAATCTGGATACTGCAGATTATAGTCATCTACAGCGTTATAGAGGAAATCACTCTCATAATGGTCCTCTACAATGTAGATTACAACATCATATTCAGGAAGTGGAACAATTTCATCTAAATTTTTTTCTATAATTAGAAAATTAGCAGTTGAAGCAAAGGGACATAACGAAAAATTTCCCAGTTCAGGTCTGACTTTAGATAAATTGCGAATCCATTTCCGAATATGTTTATTCTTTTTGTCTTTCATCGGGTGTTGTCCAGAAATAATCGTCACAATCACCCAGTCTTCCCCAGTTAGTATCGTTTTCAGTTTGGAAAATACGTGTCGATACCTTGAAATCAGGAATTTTAGGATTCTCTGGAGTCATTGAAGTGTCATAGATGCGACATCTGTTGTTTGGATACAGGCAAAACTGACCATTTCTCAACTCAATCAGATTAAATGACTTATGTTCATCAGGCAACTCACTTGTTGAAGCATCAATTTGATTGAAATCTCCATGATAGTTGTCTAAAGTACAAATATAACTTCCTTTGATGTTACCAAAGTGTCTTGTTCTGACTTCCCATTCCATTGGTGACACGAATTGTTTCTCGATCACAACGAAATCATAGTCCATACAGTTCCAAAACTGAAGATTTACCAGGTCCATGT